AACTAGACAAGATTTAATTAATAATTGTTTAGAGGGAAGAGGCTATAATGTTCTTAACAAATAATAATAATATAGGAGGAAAATATGGTAGCAATCGTAGATAAATGCTTCGATAATACTAAAGATGGTGTACCAAACTATGCCATTGATTTAATAGATGGCACTCGATTATATGTAAGAGGATCAGTGCTAAACCCAATGCCAAAAAAAGGCGATGCTATTGATTATACTGAAATGAATACTAAAACTTCAGCAAGTGGTAATCAATATACTAATGTGAAAGATGTTTCTATATCAGCACCACCTAACTTTGATGATGATATAAACCAAGTACAAACATCAACAACCACAAGCACAGTTACAAATGGTACTATGAAAATCACTGATGTACAAACTCGTCAGAGAATGGACATATTTGTAACAGGAGTTGTTGGTCGTTCAATGGGTAGTGGTCATTTTAGTGTTGATCACATTGAGGACTTAACTAAAAATGCAGTAAAGGCATTTGATGAGTTCCTCAAAAATAAGTAAAAACTATAAGAAAATCTTTAGTGACTATTGGGGATATCGAGGTCAAGATGTCCCCATGTGTTGGGGTTGCAATATGCAAATAGCAGTTGATATCCACCACCTTGTTCCTCGTGGTTTTGGAGGGAGTAAAAAAAATTTAAGAAACACTATAGATAATCTTATACCATTGTGTCGTCCATGCCACATGATAGCCGAGAGAGATAAGTTTTTTAACGAAGAATTAAAAATTAAATTAAGAAATAAAATAGCAGATAAGGAGTCTAAAAAATGAGTGATATATATTCACTAGATTTTGAGCCAAATAAAATTGCACACCAACAAGAAGAATTAGGATTAATCTTTGCTGACGAAGATACGGCAGTTGAATTAATGAAAAAAGAGGAAAAAATGATCGTTGCAGAATTAACGGTATATTATTCTCAGAATACGAGTTATAAAAATACTTCTGAATTAAATGCACATATTTATTCAGATAAAAGATTTAAGGAGTTTGTTGAAAGATATCACAAAACCTTAAAAGGTAGGAATCGTTCTAAAATTAGACATGAAACCTACAAAACTTTTGTTGAAAACTTAAGAACTAAAGTCGTCAATGAGAGAGAGTTAGCTAAAAAAAACTTATAGAAAGGAGTTATATATGGCTAGTCAAAACACAAGAATACTAGATTATTTAAAATCTGGTAAAAAATTAACCCCAATAACTGCATTAGAAAAGTTTGGTTGTTTTAGATTAAGTGCAAGAATACTTAATTTAAGAGAACAAGGTCATGCAATTATAACAAAAAATGTTACTCGTAATGGTAAAACTTTTGCCGAGTACTCACTAATGGAGTAATCATGAGCATAAAAGATAAAGAATATTTCAACATTAGTGATCAACAAATCGCTGATATGGAAGATGGCTTAGATTTAGATAAAATGAGAGCCTTTGATAAACACAACGAAGATGTAAAAACAATGGAACTCACTAAATTTGGTCTTGAACTTTATATAAAACGATTCGGTAAAGAGAGTAACATCTACGAAAAATGTAAAGAATTGATTGTAGAACTTGATAACAACATCAATCATACCGAAAACTATAAGGATTTATTATGACTCTAGATCAAGCAATAAAAATACAAAGCACGATTGATGGTCGTGCTATTGCAGTTGATACTTTAGAATTTTTAGATCAAACGCATTACTCAAGATCAAAGGAAGAATGGATTAGATTTGGAGATATGCACCTTGATCATTTTTTTAGAGTTTTTCAAAATGAAGCGAGTCATATAACTAAAAATGATATAAAATCTTTAATAAAAGAAGTTATGGAGGAAAAGTGATTGAACATTTTAAAAAGTTTGATGCCGAAGATGTTAAAAGTATTTTACCTTTGTCATTCAGTCAAATAACGGATTTCGCTTTCAATAGAGAGCGATGGGCATTACGCAGAATATTTGGGTATGAGTTCCCATCTTCTGCCGCAGCAGAACGAGGCAAAGCAGTTGAATCTGGTTTAAATATGATTCTTAATGGCATGGATTTTGATAATGCTTCAAAAAAAATGCATGAGGAATTTGATGCTAATGTTAAAAGATTCAATGATCCAAAAACACAAGATGAAAGAGATTCTTTGCAAGATTTGTTAATCAAAGGTCATGATTCTTTTTTAGAATATGCTTTCTCTTGGAATTTGATTGGTTACCAAAAAAAAGTTGAACTAGATATATTGGGAATACCTTTGATTGGTTTTACTGATTTTCATTTTGAAGATAAAAATACAAAGGAAGATTTTTATATAGATTTGAAAACTAGCAAAAGAAAACCAACAGGAGTATCAATGTCCCATGCTATGCAACAATCAATCTATCAAAAAGGTACAAATGCTACGCAGAAACTGTGGTATTTAGTTGGTAAAAAATCTGGTGCTGATTTTTATCAATTTGCAATAGATGACTATAATACACCATTTAAAGTATGTGAGCAGATAGTATGTGCTATGGGAAACTACCTTAAATCAGTTGATACTCTTGATGATGTTAAAAATACATTAGTTCCAAACCCAGATGATTGGATTTGGCGAGAAGAGGCTCTTGTAAAGGCAAGAAAAGAAGTTTGGGGGTATTAGGTACCTTTTACCCTTAAAAGTGTCTGAGAGGCTCTATATGAGCCTTTCTGCACCATCTTTTTGGAGTATTTAGTCCTATTTTTCCTACGACCACGTTTTATAGGTCTTTTATCAATTAATTCAGATATTGTCGCAGTAGTTGTAAATCCAGAACTCATTTACCTACTGATCTCATAGCACGAGTATGTGCTTGATTGAAAGTGGCACCTTTTTTCATTGCTCTAGCCATTGACCGCATGTGTTTCAACGAATGATGTCTTGCGTGTTTGTTCATTGTTTTTTTCTGACTTGGGTTCAGACCTTTGACAATGTTTTTAATAGATGCCACCTTAACCATTATTTTTTCTTTTTAGCTTTTTTGGATTTCTTTTTTTTCATTGGTTTGGATCGCATACCCATACCATATCCTTTTCCTCTTGGCATATTCCCTCCTTAATGTAAAATCCAGTTATGAGCCGCAACAACAACTGCTACTGCTATCACTATCTGCACCCAAGATTTTAACTCTGTGAATGCATGCCACCATTTAGTAATTTTCTGTTCTACAAATTTTCTAGCCATAAATTACTCCTTTCATTTGTCGGTGTTTATTTTCTTCATTTTCTCGAACGATCTGATTCCTGACATGCCAAGTAAAGCCATGACAAGAGGCATCAGAGTGCCCATATCCATTTGTGGTATTCCTGTTACTTCATATTGAAACAACCCACAAATAAATAAGATAAATTTACTTAATACATATTCCCAAAATATTGCTAAAGCACAAGACATACCAATCAATGGTCGCCAAGCACGTTGTAAAAAACCACTTATGCCACCAGCTTTACTTGAAGCATCAGCCAAATTTATAGACATTTGCTTTTCTTTGAGTTTTGCCTCTATTTCAGCAAATCTATTTTTTAATTGTAATTTTTCTTCTTCACTCGTATGTAAATCATCAATAACATTTGCTACTGCTTTAACAGTACCACCACTTAATAATTTTCCTAAAACCATGTGAACTCCTATTTAAACGTCAACAGTAATACTTTTTTGCATTTTAGCAATAATTCGATTTGCTCTGTTAGTTGTTTGATTATACCATCTTGAGTCTTTCATTTCTACCATTGCACCAGCATAATCTTTATTTTTAAGGCATTCTTTGAATTTAACAAATTTTTGCAATCTTGGTAACCCTAACTGAAAAACCATGTGAGCCACACATTCTTTTGCGTTTTCATCAATATCCATATCCATAGTAAAAGTTTCCATATCTTTTAATGCGATATTAAAATCTTTCATAAATATTTCTATGGCTCTTTCTTGAGTTATTGGTTTCATTAATTCTTCTTTTTCATCATCACGAATTAAATGCCCAGCACCTATTGTCCAATACCCTAAATGATCTTGGTATGGGTTGAGGATTATACCACCCTCTTCTTTGATTATGTCATCTCTTAATGTTTCTACATCCATTATTGTACCATCCTTAATATCCATGAAATAAATTGAGTTGCCACCATGAATCCTATTGTCCATAAAATATAATTTAATTTACGAACCTCTTTTTGTAAGTGATAAATGTGATTTGTTTCGAGCAGTTCAATTTTATTATAAATATTGACTATATGCTCTTTGGTAGTTTTCGGTGTTATCTTACTCATATTGCATTTACCCTAATATCTCTACATTCGAATTTGACTACAATTTTATTTTCCTCAATATAATCTTTTTCAAATTCTTCTAAATCCTCTAAATTTTTGTAGTTATTATATGCTAATTTGTAACCAGCTTCAACACAATCATAATGCGTATCAAACTGATAACCAGAAACAGTGCTACTAGGACAAGTCCCGGTAGTCATTGTGCAAATATATAAAATTAAAATATATTTCATTTCATATTACTTAATGGATTTTCTAATGCTTTTTGTATTTGTTTAGTAACTTTTTCCTCAAGTTCTGTCATATCGTTTTTTATTTCATCAATAGCTTCTTTTAAATCTTTTGAGTTTTCTCTGCTATCTTCTTTGACTCTTTGCTCTACATCTTCTACAATAGTTTCAATTCTTCTAACATCTGCTTTTAAATCATTTTTGAGTTCTTTGGCAACATCTGCTACTAAAGCAACTTCATCTAATATTATTGTTATTTCAGATTGAAGCATATTAAATTCAGTTTCAAGCACTTCTAATTTTTTATCAAACCCACTTAAATCTGGGGAAACAAAAGAATTAATTTTTGCCTCCATATCAAGATACCTTTGATAAGCCTCAAACCCACCCCACAATACACCTATAAAAGAACTTAAAATAGTGATTATGAGAAAAACCCTACCTCCCTTAAATTTAATACCACCTATGTCAATCTCTGTTTGTTGTTTAGCCATTATTTTCCTTGTCCTCTATACTTTTTTGAAAAACCACGTCTTGTATCTTTGTTCATTTTTGCTTTACTAGGTTTTCTACCTATACTCGTTTTGTGATGTATTGGTTCGTGTGCTTCATAATTTTTAAATTTCTTTGCCATTAATCTAATATTAATTTATTTATATGCTTACTACCTAATTTATCTACTTCTATTTCAGCCATAGATTTAATGCATTGATATTCAACTGAACTACCAACATTACGAGAGGCAATCCTTTTACCTTTCAAGCAATCACTCATTGATTCTTGTATTCTATGTTCTTTTATTTCGCCTTGAACTATCATAAGTAAAGCAATTACAACTTCAGTTAATTTTTCCATTTTCTCTCACTTTGTCTTTAAGTTTTTCAATATCTTCTAAAGCTGATTCTAGTAAAGATTTATTAAACTCTATATTTACTTTGTTTGTCATGTTTTGCTCTTGGTTCTCAATTAACTTTTCAACATCAGAAAATAAAGATTCTAAAAGCATAAACTGTTCCTGATCTACAGGTTTTTGGTCACTCGCTTTGAGTAAATCAGCTTGCATTAATTCCCTTGATGTTTCTAAACTTGTCAATCTTCCTGTAAGTTCTGTATAAGCAAACACCCCAGCTACCACCCCAGCTATGATCATTAACATATTACGTATAGGCATGCTTACTGATGTATTTTCACTAATTTTCATACTGACTTTCTATAATTTCATTCATTAAACCATCACTACCAGCAAATAAAAAATAACTTGCTATATCATTATCAGAAATAACTGCATCTGGCAAAGTTGTATCTGTAAAGAAATCTACCCTATCATTTAACTGTTGTTGACTATTAAAAAATGTCTTACTATCTGCAAGAACTTGCATAACAACAAGTGTTTTTAATTGAGAGGAAGAATCATATTTTTGCTTATCATCAATTTTTTTCATAACTTTTTTCGCGGCTTTTTCTTTAGATGATTGTTTTTTCTGTGCTGTCTTGGATTGTTCGTTTTTGTCTTTCGATTCTTGTTGCTCTTCTTGCTTTTCTTCTGACTGCTTTTCAGCTAACTTGGTATCTGATTCG